ATTGCTTGTCACATGGAAGGTTGAAACCTCACACTCAAAGATGGCGGTCGGAGAGTGTGGGGATTTTTAATAAACTAAAAGCCCTACTCATAAGAGCAGGGCTAGAATTGTCCTCTTGGGACAGTATCATATATTTTGTCGTCAAGCGACCTTATGATTCTATTCTAACCCTAATTTTAAGAAAAGTCAATAAAAATACTCGAATTTTAAAAAATATTTTTCAGTGCCTCATCTATTTTGTCCATAGTATCATCGGAAAGTACAATACCATTCAAAATTGAATTATTATTTTTGGGATCACGGAGTCTCATTTTACTAATTGTTGTAACCTGATTCAATAGAACGATGCTATCTTTATTCATATTTTGTGTTTTTATGATAAATTTATTAGCATACTCCAGTTTATCCTTAAGTTCTGCAAGTAAGATTGCATTTTCTTTTGCTTCCTGTCGTATTTTATCCGCCTGTTCACTTGCGAAGTCTATATTTTTATTGATAGTTAGTATTTGCTCAATAGAATAATCGTTTCTATCAAAATCCGGTGAGTTTTTGAGTGTTTCAAAAGCTTTTTTATTATCTTCGATTAACGACTCAACCATTTCAACTCGTTTGTGCAATTCATCATCTTTTTTTGAAAAACGATCATACAATTCAGTTAATTCTATAATTTTTCGATTAGCCTTATTTATTAATAACTGAAATACTTCGTCGCCAATTGGAAGTTGAAAATATTTCAAATTAGATATATCAGTTGTTTCTTTTACAGAGGTTAAAGGCAATACATGAAGAAGATGGTTTGAACGTGCATCTATTTTATTCAGAACTATTGCATAATGAAGGCCTCCGTATTCTCTACCAACATTGAAACCAAAATCAGCATAAACTACGCTTCCTCTTTTTAAAGCCTGAATACTTCGCGGATTAAAAACTTGTTCTATCTTTAAGTATTTTACCCAATTCTCTATCCACTGCGCTATTTTATCAGATCGTTTATTCCCTTCATCGTCCATTCTCTGAAGGAGATGAAGATAATCCTCTAGTTCTTGTATTATCGTGGCAGTGTAGACAGCTATTTCTTCGTTTGTTCTATTACTTCCCATAATTTTTTCCTTCCTCATTAACTACCAGTTAATCGATAAAACTCTTCCTTAACCATAACTTCGTCGGCTATGGTTTTTATTTTTCTCTATACAAATCCACGACTTCACCGATAATTCGGAAGTCTGTCTCTGGTGTGATTGGCATATCCTTGTACGCTGGGTTTAAGCTATGTAGGTAGGCTTGGTCTTCATCAATGACAAGCTGCTTGATATAAGCATCCCCGTCATAGTTGAATACTCCGATGACGCCATCATTCAAGTCCACGCTAGTCTGAATGAATACCAGGTCGCCGTCGTGATAGTCGGGTTCCATAGAGTCCCCTTTGATTGGAATGACGAAGTCGGCATCGATATCTACTGGCAACTCAATCCGCTCTACTCGTACATCGTTCAAATACTGGCCTGTACCTGCAGAAGCTGGGTGGTCGTAGTAGTCGTAACTGTAGAGCTGAATAGCTTCTGATACTTCGTTTTCCTGCTCGTTCAGTTGCATCTTTGCATAATTCAGGACTTTTACTTGTCTTGGAGGGTTTAGTTCATCGTAGATTGACTGGATTTGGGAAACATTAGAAGAGGAGTCGTTTTGAATTGGAGGGAAAAGGTCGTCAATCGAAATGTTAAAAGCATTTGCTAAGTCAAACATTGTATCCTTTTTAGGCGATCTAAAACCTTTCTCATAATTACCGATAGCATTTTTACTTATCCCTATCTTAGCCCCTAATTCTTGTTGAGTCCAACCATTTTGAAGCCTATATCGCTTTATATTTTCGCCTATTACAATGGCAATTTCTTCTTTATTCATGATGGAATCCTTTTTATTTTTCTATAAGTAAAGTATAACACAAAACCCACGAAAAGAAAACTTTTTTTACTTTTTCGTAAAAAAAGTATTGACAAGCCCACGAAACGTGTGCTATAATTAAATCAAGCTTAAGGAAATAACAAAAACACACCGGAGGGAAACACCATGAACACAGGACTTACAACACAAAAACAAATCGCACTAGCAAAAGAAATCTTACAAGTTAAGAATCGCAGAGAACGCTCATTGAAACTTGGAGAAATCCTAGATCGTGAAAAGCTATCATCAGATGATATGTACGAATTGTATAACACACTATTGACAGCAATCAGAGTTTACGGTGACGTCATCGGATTTGATGACAAGGACTTTCAAGAAATGGCTCTTACAATCTTGGTTCTTGAAAATGTTGAAGAAGTGAAAGAAACTAGGGTAGCGTAGAGGGGCGCGATTCCCCTCCTAGTTATTGCTCATAGAGCGAAAAAAGAGAAAGGAGTAGAAAAATGAGACCAAGACGATATCCGTATAGCGGGAAAAGAAAAAGCCTTGAAAGAGAACCTGTAAACAGCGTTGACATCAAGGCAGGTACTATTAAGTTAGATAGTTCAAGTATAACCTTTAGTAGCAGTAAGATTACTATTAAAGGTCAGTCCATTACTAGTGTGTAAGTTCCGTCTGGGCTGATGCATTGGAAATCAGCTTGGATGAATTTAGATAAGGAGGTAGGAACGTGCAAATTTATTTGTATCAACTAAGAAAAGAAAAAGGTATTACACAGAAAGAATTAGCTCAAAAGCTTGGAATTTCTGAAACAGCATATCGTCAGAAAGAGAAGGGACAACGTGCTTTTAAATCAGATGAAATGTTTATCATCGCCGATATTCTAGGAAAAGATATTGGCGAAATTTTTTCCGATTCAAGACCACGAAACGTGGTTATTTAAAACCTAAAAAAGCACCTGACGGAAATCAGGCGCATACTAAAATAATTAAAACCATTATATCACAAAAATGCTTGCCCGCATAGTTGAGAGGATGTAAAAAATGGAAGGTATAACGTTACAATTACGATTGGATGGCGAAAATGCTGAATTGTTCACGAATCAATTATTGGCTTTTGCTGAAAAGCAGGTCAAGGAGCAGTTAGAGAATGATCGCATGCCAATCAATCAGCAGGCTTTGATGAAGAAGTTTGGCTTCACTCATGCCTATATTAAGAAGTTAGAACGTAAAGGGTTGAGATTTCGTAAGCAGGGGAAAGATATTATGTACGATGTTAATGATGTTTATGAAATTTTGGAATTAGAAAAAGAAGTACGGAAATTGAGAGTATAAGGAGAACAAAATGACAGAACCAACTTTATCAAGCCAATTGCTTGGCTTAGTGTCAATCTTTATCGGGATCTTTATCCTGATGTTACTGACTGCTAAAAATGAAGAAGAAACTGAACAGAAAACAGCAATCATCATTGAAGAAGCTGAAGATTTCAGAGAGGTTGCAAGAAGAAACTTGAAAAACTGTGATAGAGGATTCACCTATGATTCTCAACCGCCTGTCGGCCTTCCTTCAACGATTGAGGACGTGCCTCATAGTTTTAGAGAATGCATCGAAGATTATGATAGACTGGCTAACGACTATCAGGAAGAAGCAAGAAAGAATGATCTTCTAAGAAGTCAAAATGCGAATCTCTTAGAAGAAAATGGGCGCTTACTCTACAAAGAAATGACTATGGATTTTCGGAGAAATAATCGGAAATGGAGGGCAAAGACATGAGTGCTAGTCGCAGTATGAATGAGTTAGAAATTCGTGTATTGAACATGATTATCAATTGTGCGACCTTCGACTTGCCCATTCAAGCCAGTGAAATTCGTTTAGAAACTGGACTTTCAAAACGTAAGGTAGAAGAAATCATCGAAAGCCTTCGTGTTAATTTTGGTCATCCTATCGTAGCTAAGAAGATGAAGCCGAACGGGTACTACTTGCCACGAAGTGAGGAGGAACGACAAACTGGTCTTGCTCCCTATCGTAGACAAATCTTGACTGAGCAAAAGAATCTTGCTGCAGTGATGAAAGTTGATCTAGAAAAATATTGGGAGGACAGCGCATGAGTGAAGATTTTAGAATACTACCTCATGATCTAGTAGCTGAGCAGTCGGTTCTGGGTGCTGTCTTTATCTCTCCAGAAACTATGACGTCACTTGCAGACGAATTAACTCCAGACGATTTCTACAAACCTGCCAACAAGAGCGTATTTAAGACCATGTTGGCTTTGCTCGAAAAGGGTGAACCAATCGATGCGACAACTATGATCTCTGCACTTACTAATCAGGGCGATATCTCAAATATTGGGGGTATCAACTATGTTGTCGAGCTAGTAAACTCAACTCCGACATCAAAGAATGTGGAGCATTATGCGAAGCTTGTAAAAGAAAAGGCTACGCTCCGAAAAGTAATCGCTGACTTGTCGGATTCGTTATCTAGTGCTTATCAAGGCGATGTATCGATTGGTGAGATCATTGCTAAAACAGAAAAATCTCTACTGGATATCAGTAATCAAAATGCAGGGACAGGATTTCGCAATGTGGCCGATATCCTTGATACCCACATGCAGATAGTCGAGACTCGCTCGCAGACAGATGGATTCGTGACTGGCCTATCTACTGGCTTTGTCGGATTGGATAAGATTACAACAGGACTTCATGAAGGAAATCTTATCATCCTTGCTGCACGTCCAGCTATGGGTAAGACGGCACTGGCTCTGAATGTTGCTAAGTATGTGGCCACGAAGGAAAGAAAGC